TTGCAATCAAGTCGCCCGTGCGCGTATACCTTGACACAGAATCGGGAATTGCGTCTAATCAAACCACAGTTCATGCGACCTTCCGCGCTGCCGGGTCGATGCTGAATCCGAAGTCGGTAGCGGCTTACTCACTCAAGACACTCACAGCATAAGGAATCACAGAATGAATATCAAAGAAATCACGGACGAAATTGGCGCACTCTATGAGAAGATGAAGGCGATGGTTACTGGCGCAACCGATAGCGGTACGCCTATGAACCCGGAACTTGAAGTTGAGTACGAAGCCAAGAACAAGCGGCTGACCGACCTTATCAAGTTGCGCGACCAGCACTACGGTCTTCTTGACGCACAGGCAAAGGCTGTCACCAACCGCCGCGAAGCGATTGGCGAAATCGCCGAGTCTCGCCAGTTGTCCACCAAGCGCACCACGCAACTTGAGAACACGCTGAATGGTGATGAATACCGCAGCGCGTTCCTTCGCTTTCTCACCGTTGGTCACAACGGTCTGAACAGCAATGAAATCCGCGCAATGTCCGAAGGTACGGACGGCAACGGCGGCTTTCTTCCTTCGCAGGATTTCTACGCGCAACTCATCAAGAAGCGTTTCATGACGAACGCCATGCGTCAGATTTGTACTGTTATGCCGCTTGGTACTTTCAAGACGCAGATCACCGTTGAGAACGCGCTGGGTACTGCGTCCTACAATCAGGAATCTACTGGACTGTCCGACAGCACGCCTACCTTTAGCAACATCACCCTTCAGCCGCAGACGCTGTCCTTCTTCACAAAGGTCAGCAATGAACTGATTGAGGATTCGCCGAGCCGCGGTCAAGGCTTCAGCATTGAATCCATTCTTGCAGACCAAATGGGACGCACGATGGGACTTGCCGAAGAAAGCAACTTTGTCAAGGGTGCTGGTACGGCTTCGTACCAGCCGCTGGGCGCGCTTACTGCTAATCAGGCTGGTTCGACCGTGACCCTTGCTGCTGCTGCAATCGGTTCGCAAGTCATCACGATTCAGAAGTTGATTGATGTGGTCTACGCGCTTCCGCGTCAGTATCGCGCGAATGCAAAGTGGATCATGGGTGATGCGCTGTTTGCCAAGATTCGTGCCATCACTCAGACTGCCACAGCCGCTGGCTACGCGCCGCAAGCGTGGTCGATGGGTGACGGTCGCATTGAAGGTGGAGAGCCTGACCGCTTGCTTGGCTTCCCGGTCGTATGCGTTGCTGATGCCCCTGCATACGCTCTGTCCACCATTCAGGCTGGCTTCGGTGATTACTCGTACTACATGATCGGTGAGCGTTCCAGCATCAGCATCAAGGTTGCGCGCGAAGCGTACTTGGCAAACAATCAGACGGGCTACTTTGCGTTTGCCCGTAACGATGGCAAGATGACTCTGCCGACCGCGCAGGTTCATCTCGCAACTGGTGCCGCTTCATAACTTCTGACCCTCTCAGCGATGGGGCGCGGTACTTCGGTGCCGCGCCCCATTGATAAGGAGCCACCATGGCACAACGAATCAAGGTACTACGCGAGTTCAACTCAACTATCGGAAATTGCAAAGTGGGTGACATCATTGTTGTTGATGAAGAAACCGCTGCACAGTTCATCACCATGGAATTGGCTCATGAAGTTGGTGATGAAGTGCGGAACGCGGACGAAACCCCTGTCAAGAAGAAGGCTGTCAAATGGGAATCCGACCAAGCCTGAGATACGGACAGACAGCCGCGCCAGCATTTGAGCCACTTACGCTTGTTCAACTAAAGGCGCAATGTCGCGTTGATGACGATACCGATGACGTTCTAATTGCATCGCTTCAGGTCGCCGCACGCCAATACATCGAAAGTCGCACCGCCCACATTCTTTGTGGGCGTGCGTTCTATTTGGAGGCATCGTCTTTCCCTAGCGGCTATGACCCGCTGGTTCTGCCGATTGGGGCGGTACAGTCCATCACCGATATCACTTACGTTGATACGGCTGGCGTGGTACAGACTTGGGCAAGCAATCAGTATCGCACGCAGACTAATCTTCTTCAGGCGCGCATCCGTCCCGCTCTGAATCTGTACGCGTATCCAGCGACCGCGACCATTGATGACGCGGTGCGGATTTCCGTTGTTGCCGGATACGCCAATCAAGCCGCCGTACCTGAAATGGCAAAGCACGCCATCCGCTTGCTGGTCGCCCATTGGTATGAGAACCGCGAAGCCGTAATCAATGGCACAATCAGCAGCGATGTCAAGTTGACCGTTGAAGCGTTGCTGCGAACTTTGTGGGTAGGGGAAGTAGTGGTATGACGATCCAAATCGGACAACTTCGCGACCGCGTGACGTTCAGTACGCCGACCGTTGCAACCGATACAACTGGTCAGCAAATCGAATCCTTCGGCGCGCCGTTCACGGTATGGGCGATGATTGAGTTCCTGCCAGCCGGAGAAATCAACGCATATGATGGCACCGAAGCCAAGCGGCGAGTCAAGATCATCACGCGATTCATGGGTGCAGAAGTGACTGAGCGTATGAAGGTTGCGCTGATTGGGTCAAAGTGGAAGAACGCAACCTACAACGTATTGTCGGTTCGCTGCACGGATTCGTACTGCACGCACTACGAAATCATTGCGGAGTTGTTGCAATGAACGCCATGAAGATGGGCGCGATTTCCGTGAAGATCACGGGCGGCGACAAGACCGCCAAGAATATGAGCGCGCTGGCAAAGCGCATCCAAGAACAGGTATTCATTCGCGCCATACAGCCTGCATTAAAGGATATGGCGGACTCAGCAAAGCAAAACGTGCTTGGCGTAAGCAGCAGGAGCGGCGGTACTACGCGCACGCGCGCCGCCATCGCCAGCCGCATATCAATCAAACTGCAACGGGCAAAGGGGTCGCGCTACTTTAGTAAGGGTCGGCTGGCGGTGTTCTACGGCAAGCCTCGCGGCAATGCGCCAAAGCAAGAAGTAGGCAAGCCGCAGCCGCTGTGGGCGCGCGCATCGCTGGCGCACTTGATTGAATACGGTTTTAAGTTGACGCATTTCTTTGGGCGTAAAGTGCGCTCGCAGCGCATTTCGGAACGCCCGTTCATGCGTCCTGCATTTGAAAAGCATCAGAAGTCCGCCGAAGCAAAGTTCCTGTCGGTCATCAACTCCGAAGTTGCAAGGGTTACACCATGACAATGGAGTCAGCGATCCGAACCAAATTAGCAGGTACGCAAGGGGTATACGAGTTGGTTGGCGGTCAATCGGCACCACGAATATTCCCAGAAACACGAGCGCAAAGTAGTGCGTTGCCTTCTATTGTGTTCAGTACAAACAACGAAGAAACGATCATGTCGCTTGTAGGTCAGTCCACTAGAAAGGCTGAACTAGAAATTGTAGCCATAGCCACCACGAAGGCATCGGCTATTGCCATCTCCAATGCCGTCATCGCAGCAATCGGCGCATGGAGTGGTACGGAAGATGGAACAACCATCATGCACTCGCTACACTTGCGATCAGTATCCGCATATGACGCTCCTCAAGGCGGCGAAACGACCGGAGCATTCTTGCAGACCACAGTCTTCTCAGTCCTGTACACATAAGGAACTTTCACCATGCCGAATATGTCAACATACGGAACCCTCTTTAGTACGGGAACCCTCGTTGGAGAAATCAGCAGTATTAGTTTGGGCGGTGTTTCGGTCACGTCTATTGATGTCAGCGTTCTTACCAGCGCAGCCTCGCAATATGCCGCTGGATACGCTGATGGCGGAACTGTAACTATCACGATGATGGTTGCTGCGGCAACTCAGTCGTCAGTTCAATCAAACACTACGCAATCTGTTGCGTATCTAATTAAACTCGGTGGTGCTGTCGCTGGTAAACCTTCAATCGGTTTCAACGCATTCATTCAAGGACAGACATTTGAAGCAACTCCGGACGGCGTACTGATGTCAACGCTTACGCTTCGCATTGATGGTGCAGTCACTATTGCTACTCAATAAGAGCGATTCAAATACACATAAGGAACTGACACCATGGCAAATATGTCAACATACGGAACCCTCTTTAGTGCGGGAACCCTCGTTGGAGAAATCAGCAGCATCAGTTTTGGCGGTGTTGCAGTATCTGCTATCGATGTCAGCATTCTCAGCAGCGCAGCCTCGCAATATGCCGCTGGATACGCTGATGGCGGAACTGTAACTATCACGATGATCGTTGCTCCGGCAACTCAATCAGCAGTTCAATCGATGACTTCTTCATCTGTGCAATATGCCATTAAACTCGGTGGTGCTGTTATAGGTAAACCTGCGATTGGCTTCAACGCATTTATTCAAGGGCAGACATTTGAAGCACAGCCAGACGGAGTACTGATGTCAACGCTTACTCTTCGCATTGACGGCGTAGTAACTGTAACTACTCAATTAACATAAGCAAGGAACCATATGCCACTTACCTCATACAACACTCGAATCACCGCTCCTGTTACTCCTACCAACGGATTTATTCCCGGCGACATCGTTTCCATAACCTTCTCAGGTTTTAGTGCAACTGAAATTGATGTCACGCAACTAGTCAGTACGGGAAAGAAGTACGCGATGGGTCGCAAGGACTGCGGAACCTGCACCATCGTGACTAATGTCGATCCGGCAACAGCCGCGAAGCCGCGCGTTCCCGGAACCGCAGAACCGATTTATGAATACACCATGTATCTCGGCTCTGTTACAGCAACTCCGGGAACGAGCGGAATCAAGATGATCTTTGATGCGTTCTTGCAGAGCACGACTTTTGATATTGCCACAGACGATGTCGTGAAAGCGACCTACACGCTTCAGATCACAGGCGATCTTAAGACCGGAAGTCTCGTTTACTCTGCTACTTGATTGATCTGCAAATCATTGTTACCCTGCCACTATGCACAGCGACAAAACAGCCATCCTCAGTCTGCGTTCAACGGTCAACATCGAGCCTGTCACGGTTGCGGGATTGGAATTTCCCGTTCATGTGAGAGGCTTGACAGGACGCGAGCGCGATTCATTCGAGAACGCTTGCTTCCAACAGCGTGGGAAGCAGCGCGTTCTTTCAACTGAAAACATCCGAGCCAAACTTCTTGTTCGATCGATCTGCGATAACAAGGGAGAGCGGCTGTTCCAAGACAGCGATGAAGCAGAATTGGGTGGTCTGCCAGCGCAGACGCTTGATACTCTGTTCACCATCGCGCAGAAGTTGTCCGGTCTTGGTGCAACTGATGTCGAGGAACTTCAAGAGGACTGAAGAAGGGCGGGAGACAGCGGTTTTACCACCGTCTGGCTCTCGCCCTGTCTTGCACAGTTGACGAACTACTAGATCGCGTCTCTTCAAAGGAGATGCAAGCATGGATCGCATTCGATTCAGTCGAGCCGATTGGGTATTGGCGCAGCGATTACAACACGGCGATGCTGTGTGCTATGTACGCGAACGCAAACAGAAAGAAAGGTTCGCAAGCGTTCAAGCCACTAGACTTCATGCCATTCATGCCGGAGAATAAGGAAGATGACATTGAGAGTGTGTTGGCTAAGTTCCAAGCACTAGCAGCAGCAACCGCAAAGGCTCCTTAATCATGGCAACTGTCGGCAATCTCTTCGTGAATGTCGGCGCGTCAACGCGCGGTCTTGAGACTGGACTCAAGAACGCACAAAACAAAGTTGAGTCGTTTGCTAGTAAGGCAACATCCAGCCTATCTGGATTGCGTCTACAGATCCCGGGATTTGGCGCGATGGGCGTTGACTTGGGCGTAATTTCTGACCGCATCAAGTCCATCACCGGATCATTTAGCGGGTTCGCTGCAATCACTAAAGCCGCGGCAGAACAACAGGGGAAACTGACCGCTGCAATCAAGGCATCGGAAGCGGCTTCGCAATCGCTGGCTGGTGCGAAGGGCGCGCGCAAGAACATCGGCGAAGCGCGCGCAATGCTTGCCAAGTCCGGCATTGACCCAAACAGCGCAGCGACTGCGCTGAAGACGGTTGATACTTCGGCGATGCGTCAGAAGATTGCGACTTCCACCAAAGCGGCTACGGAAGCGCGCTTGGCACTTACGGCGGCGGAGAAGGCTGGAGCCGCGTCCGGAGCAGCGCAGCACGCCGCAGTTCTAGCAAAGGCGCAGGAAGCGGTAGCCGCCAGCACAGCGCGCCTGAAGGAATCGCAGATTAGTCTTGCGGCGGCAACCAAGTCGGCAAGCAAACTGAACGCCGACTACTACGCAAGGGTCGGAGATCGTCAGCCCCGGCGCGCGCAGAAAGTGAACGCGCAACTTGAGAAATCTCAAGCCGGAGTAGCGAGTGCGACCCAAGCGCACAGCGCAGCCGAAGAAGCACTTAAGGCGGCGCAGAGTTCTGCGCCAGTCCTCGCTGGTGCCGCTGCTATTGAGAAAGCAAAGAAGCGGCTGGTCGATGCAACGATGGCGCAGAAGAAAGCCGAAGAAGCATTGGGCGCAGCGCGCGCCGCCAATCAAGCGAAGGAAGCAATGCGCGCAAAGTTGGGCGCGAAGGGAATTGACTTGTCAAAGGGTCAAAGCGCGCTGAAGTTGCAGGACTTGTCGCCGTTTCAGAAAGCCGCAGCGGCGGCAAAGGCTGAAGTTGTATCGCTTGAAAGTTCGCTGGCAAAGAGTGGTGGCGGAATGGCAAAGTTTGCCGCCTACGCTGGCGCGGCGGTTACTCCCGTTCTTGCGGTTGGGGCTGCACTTGGCGCGGCACTTGCAGCGGCAATGGCGTTCACAATGGGACAAGCAAAGGCGATGGACGCGTTGCAAGATGCAGCCATTGCGGCTGGCATGAATGTTGAAAGTATGCAACGCCTGTCATCAACATACAACGAACTTGGTGCGGCTGCTGGTTCAACCGAAATGGCATCGCAGAAGTTGTCGATGAAACTTGAGGAGGCGGTGCAAGGAAGCACCGAAGCGCAGCAGTCGTTCCAGCGGTTGGGTCTTGACCTTGAGGCAATCGCGTCATCGACTCCGGACGAAGCGTTGCAGAAGACCATCGGAGCAATCAGCGCGCTGGGTTCACAGCGTGAAAAGATGCTCGCGCTGAAAGATGTATTCGGGAAGTCGGGCGTTGGACTTGCCGCCGTGGTCAACGCCAGCGCAGAAGCATTTCAAGAAGCATCAGACCGCGCCTCCAAGATTGTCATTCCTGCCAGCATTGTCAGCACGCTTGCCGGAGTCAACGACAAAGTTGAAGGAACCTTCAAGGCGTTCGACAAATTGCAAGCCGTGCTTGCGGCAAAGATTGCACCGACACTTATAAAGATGTCGGATGCGTTGTTCGACTTTATGACCACCGATACGGCATCTTTGGAAAGCGGCTTTGAAGGTATTGCCGCAGTTGTGTCTGTCATCTACGAAGTCTGTGTTGCGATTGTCGATGTCATCCGGATTGCTTGGAATGCTGCGTGCTTCCTGATTGAAGGAGCAATGGCTGTGATTGCCGGGATTTGTGGCGGCGTTCTTAAATTAGTTCAAGCCATTGCGTACGCATTTGAAGTAGTCAGCGGCAGTTCCCACGAAGCCAGCGAGTCTATTGGCGAGGTGGCAGACGGCGCGCTTGAACTCACAAAGCAACTTGCCATCGCGGCTGGTATGGATTTGAGCGATATTGGTAGCGCGATGGGAATGGATATGGGGGACGCAGCGAAGTCCGTAGAGAAAGCAACCGCAGCCGCCCAGCAAGCAGCAGACAAGCACGCGGTGACAATTAAGATTGCAGCCGATCAAGCATCAATGAAGAAGGTCAATGATGAGTTGCAGTCAATGCGCGACAAGGTCGCCAACCTACGTTTCGGCGAGGACTCGCAGCAACTCGACCGCATTTCAAAGGGAAGCAAGGGCGACCCCATCAAGATGAAGGAAGCGGAAGGACTGCAACAGACCCTGAAAACTCTACAAGCGACTGATGATGTAAAGAAGCAGATTGCGGAAACAACGCAGCGCATTCGCGAGGCATACAACCAATCGGCATCAGTTACTGCCAAGCAACTTGCACTTGAGAAGGGCGTAGACCCCGTGCTTGCTGAACAGTTGGCGACATTGATTGAACAAGATGAACTTCAACAGCGCATCAATGCACAAAATCAGGCTGGAGTTGATTTGGTGAGAAACTTGCAGTCAGAAGTTGATGCTGTTGGTATGAGTGAACGGGACGTACTAAAACTCAAGATGTTCCAGCAAGGCATCGGCGATGACTTAGTTAAGCAAGCACTTGAACTGCAAGACATTCTCGACAACGCCAAGATTGATTCATCGTTAAAGGATCATTTCACCGCGCTAAACGAATCGCTGCTGAAGGCAACTGGAAACGAGCGCGCGCTTGTTGAAAACCAACTGAAGAACATTGGACTAACTGGCGATGCGTTGCAGACTGCCGTTGACCAAACAATGGACATCAACGCGAAGATTGATGAAGCCAACAAGAACACCGCAAATACGGAAACCATTACATCAACGATTGAGGACTTGGCAAACCAGTTGGACGCGCTAAAACTTGGTGACGCTGGGGTACTTGAAAAGAAGTTGCGCTCGGCTGGTGCTGGTGATACCGAAGTTGCCAAGGCACTCGAAATGTTTGCAGAGATTCAAGCGATTCAAGCCGGGTCAGGTTCAGCAGGTGACGCAGCAGCGAAGAGCGAACAACAAGCACAGGGTCTTGTTGATTCAATCGATACAGCATTCGGTTCATTCAAGACGCAAGGCGCAATGGGCGGAGACAATCTAAATAAGCAGTTGGTCGCACAGGGTGACAAGCAGACAACGCTCTTGGCATCCATTGCAAACAACACAGCAGCAATAAGTCCGACAGGCGGAACAGGATTAATGGCATCAGGAGCGACTACTTCTACGCTTCCTGTGTCAACTGGTATGGCACGGCAGACTGACGAGACAACTGTGCTTCTGAAGGAATCGAATACATACCTGAAGGCGATCGCATCCAACACGGCAGCGTTCGCAGGAGTACTTACATAATGGCGGTACAAGCAGTTCTAACATCCGAGAGCCTGAGCGATGGTCTTGAGTCATCTTCAATCACTCGCAACTATCTAATCAACGATGACACGAATATTGCTGTGTCATATTCAGCAGCATTGACGGCGATGACTGCACTCGGCACAACCGAAACGGTCAACAGCAAAGTTCTGAAGGTCAAGAGCAGAACGCTTGAGCGTGAGCCTGAAGGATTGCAAAAGTGGTGGCGCGGCACCGTAAACTATGAATGGAGTGCAACCGATGGCGACAATGCTGCGACTGCATTCGTTTCGATTGATCTGACAACATCAACGCAGTTCGTTGATGTGTGGCGCACGGGAGCGACATTCCCAACGCCTATCAACAATCCACCGAATACAGACATCGGAGGGGTTTCCGTTGATTCGTGCGGTGAGCCTGTCAGCACTCTGCTCAATCAGCAAGAGATGACGGTGACCAATGTAGCCACAACCAACAACGCAACCGCGATTCTTGGTGCCATCGGCAAGCGCAACAGCGTTTCATTCCTCGGCGCAGGTCAAGACTATGTTCTATTTGTTGGCGCATCATCGCGGCGAACAGGCGTGAACCAGTACGAGATTCAATATCGTTTCTTGTATGACGGCGCGAAGCATCTGCGGCAAGTTTGCGTGAGAGATGTTGATGGTCAGCCCGTACTGAATGCGCCGGACACAAACGGAAACGCGACAGCCAAGACTGTGTACGCGCGTCAGCCATTTCCAACTACTACAAATCTCCTTACTGATCTAGGATTGTCAGTCGCATGACAATGAAGCAAACAATTACGAAAGGGCTTGGCGCACTTACTCCATCAGCATGGAAAGACATCGTTGCCGTTGCTGATCCAACCGGAGGATTTGAAGCACAAGTTAACAAGGCTGCTGAAGGCGGCAGTCGCAAGACATTCAATGCAGTCATCACATCATCAACAAAGGATGGCAGCAATGTGCGATGGACATACGCATGGACGCAAGTCAGACGCACTACAGGCACGCTCAACTTCGCCGCTGTCGCAAGCGGATTGACAAGTGCAACGAATGGTGGCAAGCCAGCAATCAATACGCTTGAAGCAGGAAACACATCTGTACTCGCATACGGTTTCACCGTTGTTTCATCTGGTGACTTGCCGATTGCCGGATTTACTTTCGTTGCTGTGCCGAACGGCGCGGTGGTTGAGATGTCAATCGTTCGTGACAGCGCAGGAGTTTCATCGTTTCAATTCAGCGCACCGAATCCGATCACGGGTGCTTGCCCTGCTGCTGCGATTGAAACGCCAATCGATGGAGGAGGTTTCTAATGACTGTCTATCAGCACAAGCGAAGCGCAACGGCAACAACGGTACCAACTGCAGGTCAACTGCTATTCGGAGAGTTGGCTGTCAACACAGCGGATGGCAATGTGTTTACGAGATTGCAAGATGGATCAGTATTCAATCTCACTACGCCGCTTCCATCGCGCATTCTGCAAGGTGGCGCGGTTACCGGAAATGTAATCAGATGGAATGGAACCGCATGGGCTGCCGATCAGTTGCAGTTTGGCGACATCAATGACGGCGGCGCAAGCACGGGGGATGTATTGCAGTTTGATGGGTCTATATGGGCTGCGACATACCTAACAGTATCGCCAAATCAAATCACGCAAGGCGGCGCATCGGCGGGGCAAGTGATTCTGTGGAATGGATCAGCATGGACACCAACATTTCTGAGTCTGTCTATCGAATCGCTTGAGCAAGGAACCGCAACTGAAGGGCAAGCGGTTGTATGGGATGACCTTGAAGGAATGTGGATGGCGAAGACCGTGCAGCCCAACACGCTTGGGCAAGCAAGCGCGACAACGGGACAGTTCCTGAAATGGGGCGGAAGCGCGTGGCAACCCGCATCGCTGCCATACGCATCGTTGACTTCATCGCAGTCATTCATCACTAGCGATGTCACGCTCACATCCGCAAGCACTTGGTATACGGTTTCGACCGTTACGCTTGCCGCCGGAACTTGGCTAGTGCTTGGAAATGCAACTATGTCAAGAGCGGGAACAGGAACGAGAAGTTTCGGCATTCAAATAAACATTTCGACAACAACATACGCAAGCGCGTCACAAGGTCTTGCATCTGCTACTGGTAATGCCGGGCAGTTGTCTTGCCAAGCAATCATCACCTTGACTAGTTCGACCGCCGTAACTTTGCAAGCGGCATCCAGCACGGCAGGTGATTATGTCTTGGCAAACGAAATCAATATGTCGGTAGGAAAAGCATCCGGCATCGTTGCCGTCCGTATTGCGTAATTCATTCCTTCTGCTGATATTCCACCGGAGTAATCCGGCGAACTTCAATACACTTTACACATGACTATCGAAGACAAGACCAGCGAAGGCGTTGCCATTAGTATCAACAGCAAGCACACGCGCCTTCTCCTTGAGAAGTCGCAACTGCTGCTGACCATCGGCATGATCTGTGGCGCGTTGGTCTATGTCGGTCGGCGGTCGGAATCGGATGACAATCAATCACGCCTTCTGACCACTATTGCCACAGACATTGCGGTGATGCGGGACAGGAATGCGGACGCGAGTGCCAGCATCAAGGTCATTGCGGAGCGCGTGCGGCTTGTCGAAGAACGGCTCGGTCGCATCGAATCGCAGCGATGATTTACTTGCTGGTCTTGGTCGCATCAATCCTGACCGCTGCTGGCTGTAGTCCAGCCCAGCGCATCGCCGAATCCACAAACGCCATCAGGCTGGAAGCGGCTGCGCTGGCGGATCATGGTGTCAAGATTGGCGACCCGGAAGTGATTGACCGAGCGAACCGGATTGACGCGCTGGCTGGCGGCATCACAGTTGACCTGAGCGGCGTAGTTGACCGTACCCCGGCGTGGATGGGGGTGCTTGCTTGGTGCGCCGCAGGGGTAGGCTTAGTGGCTGTGGCGGTCATACTGTGGCAGACCGGGATCGGAACGATGATTCGACTTGCCATCGGCTGGCTTCCCCGGCGCAAGATTGCCGCCGCAGAGATGGCGGTGAGTATGCTTGACCCAGCGCGACCGGAGTCGGAGCGCGAATTTATAGCAGCCGCGCGCGCGGCTGACCCTTTACTTGATTCGGCTTTTCGCCGCGTCAACCAACAACGGAAGGCAAAGCCATGACCATGATTGCAGACCTATCTTCCTTCTTTGGAAATCTGTGGGCGGTCGGACTCGCACTCTGCATCGGCTTCGGTGCCGGATGGGTGCTGTGCGCCAAGCGCAACGGCAAGATTTAAGGAGTGCCGTGTATTCGCAAGTAGCCAAGTGTTGTTGCAACGCTCCACCGCTTACGCCAACAACAATCACAATCACAGTCTTTTATCAGTTGGCGAAGCGTCACGCTATCGCGCAGACATTTATTGGAACATCGTTGCCGTCTGAACCATGCGGTGTAAACATTGTGAGCAGTACTGTTGAAGCAGAGTGCATACCGGGCAGTCCTGACACATACGGCTACGACACTCCCGGCAATACTTTCCCATTGCAGGGTCAACTGTCATGGAACTGCACATACTCGGAAACGAATGGCAGTACACCGAGTGCTCTGTGTCTTGAAACAGGCGTGTCGTGGTTAAGCAGTAAGCGAACAGGCTTGAGCGAAGCGGAAGGGTTCCTTCGCATCAATCAAGCGATCACATTTACGAAGACATCTACTACTAACCAAACCGCTACTGGTGCTGTCTATTGGTGGAATGGAACTGCGTATGTAAATAGCGGAGTGTCAACTTCAATCACATGGAAGCGAGAGACATACGCGCAGCCTTCTCCGGGTTTGACATACAAGCAGTATGTGAATGCAGTTCCTTCCGGACAGAACTGCCGCGCTTGCTCAACAGCGACAGGAAGCAATCTAACGAAGACAGGTCTGTCCGTTGTATTCAACCAACAGGCTGTCTACGTTAACGGTTTGTCATTCTTCGTGACACTCGCAGCCGGACAAACGGGCGCATGGACGATCGCAGTCACAGGTGGATCGTTGATAATTAAGCAGGACGGAACCACCATTATCTCGTACGCATTGTCGGCTTATACGATTGGGCAATTAGTCACGGCTATCAATGCTCTTGCGTATGCGAATGCAACCATGGGAACAATGGGCGCAGCAGGTGGCGTGATCGGTCTGTCTCCTGCATCGCAAGTGCAGTCCATGATTACTACTTCGCTGACAACAAGCGGAGTCAATGTGTTTGTACGCAAGCCGGGTGATCCGTGGGATCTGTGGCAAGTATCAAATCGACCTTCGTATACCTTCGGAGGAACAACAGCATGGAATACGATTACAATGGACAATGCTTGGGCAGAGGCGTACACATACTTAAAGTTCAGCGAAGGTGTAGAGTCGTACGTTCCTGCTGGAACTGAAGAGAGTTGGCTGTACGAGGGTCTTGGAGGCAATCCATTGATCCCGTTTGCACAGGCAACCATCGGAACTGTGACTGCAAATGTTTCAAATTGTGCATTGCCTCCAGTTGAATCCGATGCGAACTGCTCTTGCAGCGGATGCGGTGGAGGAACAACTGCAGCAACGTATGCATGGGACGTGACAAACAATCCATACTACAGACCATATACCGGAGTGACCGCTCAGTATTCGTGGTGGTCATGCAAGACAGTAGCGACATCGGCAGGAATGGTCTGTGATCTTCACTTCACGGGAACTGATTGCACCTACGGCGTTCGTGCTCTTGAGATGTGTCCAAATGTATCGCTGCTGTACTGCACAAACGCGCAACTCAAGAAGTGCTGTTTTGAGACAGCAACAGGGCAAGGCAAAGGATTTAGATATCAATGGTCGCTGAGAAGGTACTAGTTCTTGATACTGAACTTGGCGTGTGGACGATCCTCGTTAAGGAAGGCGGCGAGTTGATTGTGCAAGACTATCGCGCAACGCGAGGCACACGCATTGACATTCCGGCATCGCAGTTCGACGCAATGGTGGCGGCGAGTGATCCAGTAGAACTATCCGCAGAGCAGCCATCGATAATTGCGAAAGCGAAACAATGGTTCACAGCCGAAGCAAGTCAGATCATTCACGGCGCACTTGATGATGACGCGTTCAATGCGCGTATGAATCATTGCAAGTCATGTCCTCATCTTGATGCTCGTCCATCGCCGCAGATTGGATTTTGTACGCGCTGTGGATGCGGACAGAACGCACGCGCTGAGTTGACTGTCAAGGGACGAATGCCCGGCGCGACCTGCCCAATTTCTTCTTGGTAGCGGGGGGGCGGCTGCGCCCAAGATGGACGGGGAGCAGCCGAAACCAGACGCTGCGCCGGAATAATCTTTGCAAATCGGCGCGAGGATTTACGGCACTTCTGACAAATGTGACGGAATCCGCGCATCATGCACTACCTAACCCTTGCGGTTGTGCTACAGTTACCGCATCGAAGGAAGGCGCGTGCCGACCCCGATACCACCAACAGCCGCCAAGCGCGGCAAGGACTGAAGCCATGTGCAAGAAGCAACTGCAAGCCGAAATCGCCGCGCACGAAGTTACCGAAGGTACCGCGACATACTGCACGCTTCCAAGTTGGGAGCAATGCCGCAACGAAATCCGCAACAGCCGCACGCGGAACTTTGCGTACTCATGCTGGTGCTGTGGTCGCGGTATTGATGACAGCAAGGGCGGCGTTGCATATGTGCATATGCGAATCTCCGGCGGACTGTTTCGCGTGGACAGCGTAATGACTTCGGAATACGAACAGGGCAATTCGCAAGGCTGGTTCCCAGTTGGTAGCGCGTGCAAGAAGAACTACCCCGGATACTGGAAGGTGCTTGGATAATCGACCGCGCACCGCGTACTCCCTTCGGGGAGTGCCGGATGCGACTGCCGATGCAGACGCAACTACTCAAGCAGCCGCCCAGCGCGGCAAGGACTAACGATGCCCAGCCAAGCAAGAAAACACCGCCGCAACCTTGACTTCAAATCACAGGCTTTGTACGCGAAATCCGAACGCCTTTGGAAGAAGGTTCTGCGGAACACCTACGAAATGAATGTTGAAGTTCCACATTGGCTAGATCGTGAAACCGCGCTTGCTCAGGGACACTATGGACGATGGGCGCAAATCGCGTTTCGACAGGTGCGGAAGTATCAAGGCGATGCGGAGTCGATGTGGTGGTTCACTCCTGATTGCGGCGAACAGCAACTAGGTATCCAAGCGCAGTTCCGTCTTGACCGCAGCCGCGCTGGCGGGATGTCTTACAACGACACTACCGCCGGATGGCTGAACTCATCAGCGTGCCGCTGACATCGACCGCGCACCGCGCGCACGCTCACGCGTGCGCCGGATGCGACAGCCGATACTGTTGCAACTACTAGCAAGCCGCCGAGCGCGGCAGAAGGATTGAACATGAGCGCAATGAAGAACCTGATTGAGAACTTACGCGGGATTGAAATGTGCATGGCTGACATCAAGCGCACGATGAATCTAAACGATGTTGATTCACCGCTGGCGATGCACGGCGTATCGCGCTTGGATCCTGCGCCGCGCCACAATGTCAACTCCGTAACGGACGCGCGCGCGGTCGCTGCGGAACTTGATATGAGTGCCGTGGCTGGCGCGCTGGATGATGGACAAATTGAATCCATCAGCGAACAAGTCCAAGTGGACTACTGCGAACTCGCAACCGAAATCAGTCCGAAGGGACTAGCCGACTATATTGACTGCGGGGAAATCGCCAAGCACATCCGACCCGATTACGTTGCGGACTGCATCGAAGTTTCCGACATCGTGAAAGCCATGCTGGCGAATCCTAAGTTCATGGACGCGCTGTCTGCGCGGCTGGTCGATGGCATGATTGCCGACCAGCGGTACATAGACGCGGTGATGCTGCGGGTGACCTTTGGCGCGACCGTGCTTGCAGCAGCCGCCGCGCCCGTCCCAGCCGTCCGCAGCGATGCCGACCCGCTGACAGGGATTGAGTACGGAACGCTGTCCTGAGTCATTTACGGCGCACCGCGCGCACGCTGGCTGGTGCGCGCGGTGCTGCGCCGGAATAATCTTTGCGAATCCGTGCGAGAAATTACGGCACTTTCAACAAATCTGTTGGAATCTTCCCATCATGTACTTCCAAACCCTTGCGGATAGCGTATAGTTACCGCATCGAAGGAAGGCGTGCGCCGACCCGATACCACTAACAGCCGCCCAGCGCGGCAAGGATTGAAGCCATGAAGATTGAACAACTCACATCCGTCATCCGCTCACTTGCTCAACTCGACAATCAGGACAGCAACAACGCTGTAGAGCAACTTGCGAAACTGGTATGGAGCGCAGAAGGCTTGGACACCATCAACCATAAGGGATGGTTCCGCGAGTTTAACTACGCGTGCAATCAATACCTTCGCACTTATCAAGCGCAAGTCGCATCAGATAAGGCGCGCTCAATCCTGCATTCCCTGTACACCAATTCGGCTGTGACTGTTGAGCAGTTCCCAGCACCAGCCGAATGGGACGCGCTGCTCGAAACCGCTGAATATAACATAGGCGCAGCCTACTCCGGTTGCTGCAACGTACTCCTTCTTGAGAAGGCAACCGCAAAGTCAGCCGCACGCAAGTCAGCAGCGAAGTCAGAGTCAACCGCCCAACACGGAGCGCGGTACGCTCGAAACACCGCACGCGCTGCTGGTGAACGGGCTGCGCTCAAAGCCTGACATCGACCGCGCACCGCGCGCACTCTCCGAGTGCGCCGGATGCGACTGCCGATACAGCCGCACTACTCAAGCAGCCGCCCAGCGCGGCAAGGACTCAAGCCATGACAACAAACAAACCAACCAAGATCCGCCGCAAACGCGTCCGCGCGCGCTGGGTCAATGGCAAAGAAGCATTGCAAGATTGGGGATACGCCTACGAACGATACTACTACGTCATTGATGCGCTTGGCATTGTCAAGCAAGACCATCCGCAAGCCGAATGGTTTGCCGTCAGCCCGGAAGCACTCAAACTCGCTGATGGCGAATTGGTGTTGGGACTTGCTGGCAGGAGCGTTACTAGGACTGCACTCGACTGGGATCCATACGAGCGGTACATCATTGAGTTCTGCGATGAACACGGGAACGTCATTGACACCGTCCGCTAATCGACCGCGCACCGAGCGCACGCTGGGCGTGCGCCGGATGCGACTGCCGAAGCAGTAGCACTACTCACCAGCCGCCGAGCGCGGCAGAAAGACACTAGATGGAAACCAAGACAACAGCAGCACAGGCGCGCCGACTAGCCGCCGCAGAAGAACGGGCGCATACGCGCGCGCTCAAAGCACTCCGTGATATGCAGAAGGCGCAGGACGCGCATACAACAGCGAAGCACATTGCGTGCATCGGACTACCGACATACGCGCCAATGAAGGTAGCAGCGAAAGCATATGAAGTCGCGCACAACGAATACAAAGCCGCGCAACGCGCCGCCAAGCGCGCACGCCAAACGGGGACAACATGAAAAAGACAACACCAGCGCAGAAGCGCGATGCAGCACTTGCCGTCTATCGCAAGTTGGCTGATGACCATTTGATTGCGGTTCGCGGACTGCCGACATTCAGAGCAATGGAACAAGCAGAGCGCGTCTACTTAAATGCGTTCCTGCGCGCACTCAATGAAGCAAACAAGACAGAGAAGGTGAAGCCATGAAAGCAGTTGACGCGCACGCATTGCCGCTGGAGTTCGCGCGGCGGTGCATCATTACCAAGATGAATAAGGACAAGCGCAGCACGCGCGCCGATGCACGGGAGCGCGTGCAGTTAGGGCTGGTTGCGCTTGCACTCATCAACGCCATTGAAACGATTGATGAAATCAAGGCGGCGGAAGCGTTCGGGCTGTGGAGTCCCCCGACAAACGGCGCGACATTAAATCGCAGGAGGTGCCGCCAGTACTTGCGCGATGTGGCTGATTTCAGCCTTCAGCACGGCGCGTCAGAAATCGCAACATGAACCCCATACGCGCAGCCGCCGTGCAGGAGATGAGTCTGCACGGCGGCGAGGCGCGAAAGGAACCGAGCGGGACTATAGCGACTGAAACCGAAACGTGTAGGTGTAATACTATTACACCTACACAGACTTTCTAGAAATGGTATGGTTCACCGAATGCACTACATCACTACCAAAGAAATCGCGGCAAAATGGGGATATTCAACACAGCGCGCGCGGCAGATTGCCGCCGCACGCGGCATCAAGTCTGAGTTAGTTGGGCAAACGCGGCTATTTAATCCAGCCGATATGCCAAAGTTCAAACCCGGCGCGGACGGGCGACCGCCAGCCAAGCCAAAGAAAGGCAAGCGATGATTACTGCGAAGCAAGGAACAGACAGAACGAAGGGCATCGGCTCAAGCGATGTGCCGACCATTCTCGGTCTGTCCCCGTGGTCTACTCCGTATGACCTATGGCTAATGAAGACGGGACAAGTTCCCGGCGTGCAGGAGAACGAAGCGATGCGGATGGGTTCAATGCTAGAACCAGCGGTGCTATCGCTGGCGGCGCATCGGCTCGGCGCGCGCGTGGTCAAGCCGACCAGCACTTACATCGGCGCGGAACCATTCATGCGCGCCAACATTGACGGCATGGTTGGCATCGCGAAGCGCGGTTCTGACATTGTCGAAGCGAAGACAACCGGAAGACCGGACGGCTGGGGCGAAGAAGGAACCGATCAGGTGCCGGAAATGGTCAAGGCGCAAGTCATGTTTCAAATGGCTTGCGCGTCCAGCGGCGTTGCTCATGTTGCGTGCCTGATGGGGGACTACGGGCTTCGGCTCAAGATGTATCGCGTTGCGTTCTGCTCGGACTACGCTGGCTACATTGACGAACGCATTCGGGCGTTTTGGGACTGCGTGCAAACGCGCACCGCGCCTGAAGGCTGCGCGAGTCTTGAGATGCTCAAGCGCGTGCGCCGCGATGCGGACGCGCCAGCCGTAGACATTGATGCCGAGTTGTTCCGCGCTGACATTGAGGCTCGGAAGTTGGCGGCATACGCGGAAGAGCAAGCAGGAATTGCACGCGCAAAGTTGCTGACCGCGCTGGGCAATTCAACAAAGGGCGAAGGCGGCGGGTACTCGGTTCGGGTTTCATCGGTTGAAACTTCGCGCTTCGATGCCAAGTCTTTCGCAGACGCGAACCCTGAAGAAGTTAGCAAGTGGATGATTGCAAGCGGCTACAACCGCGTGACCGTGACCGCTCCGAAGGGCGGCACCAAGTGAACGAAGAAACCAAAGGAACTGAGATGAACCCAAAGTTCGGTACGAATGTTTCGGCTGCGCTAGTGAACGCGCAAGGGAGAATGAAAGCAGTAGGCAAGGACGCATCGGTGTCCTTCGGAAATAAGTACGCCTACGTCAGCGCGGAAGCAATGATCGGAGCGTGCCGCGAAGCATTGAACGCCAGCGGTCTTGCGCTGTCTCGTAGTGGCGTGCGCTTTGTTGAAGGCACCGAATCGCGCGCCGATATGATTGTTTGCGAGTATCAACTGATACACCTGAGCGGTGAAGTGTTGATCTTTGCCCATGTACCGTGGTTCGTTCTAGAAATGAATGGAAGACCGATTGATAAAGCACTCGCTGGCGCGCTTACTGCTTCCCTGTCTTACTTTCTACGCGACCTTCTGTTGGTTCCGAAGTGCGATGAATCCGATATGGACAAGCGCGATGACACTAAGCACGAAGCCGGAACGCTGGGAGTGACCGGAGCCGTTGCGCTGCGGAAGCGACTCGCAGAAGCAGGACTTGAAACGGCTGAACTGCTTGAAACGATCAGAAGCAAGGGCATCAATATTGCTGACGACTTAGCAATGATGCCGAAGGACTTGTTGCCGCGCGTCAGCGCGTGGATTCTCAAGCGGAAGAAAGATTCTCTAACCTCCTCACCAGCCGCGAACGACTGACGGTTGGTTACTATGGCGGCGCACGGATGCGCTCCGTGCGCCGCCGACAATTTCTCGCCCATGTTCCTGAGGGCATGACCGCTGCGGCGGCAGGACAGCGTTTCGACAA